ATTTAAAATCTTTTTATTTTTTTGTAACTTTTTTTTGAGCTAAACGTATAATCAAAGTATTTAAATTTAATCAATGTAAGAATGGCACTAAGGTGTTACTAAATTAAAATAGAGATTCTAAATATTTACTGCAGTAAGAATCTCTTTTCGTATTAAACGACAAATAAACTCCTATTTTATTTGATTGAATTTTATTGAAAATTTTTATTCAAACTAATTAATTGTTTTATTATGACATCAATTATTTCATTATGGTGGTTTTTACCATTAGTATTAACCATTGTATTTTACAAATTCGTTTTAAGAGTTTTCTTCGGTATGGTTATCGTTCCTGAAGATAGAATAGGTTTGGTAACTAAGAAATTCGTTTTATTTGGAACGGATAAATCTTTACCAGATGGTCGTATTATTGCTACTAAAGGAGAAGCTGGTTTTCAAGCACAAACTTTAGCTCCAGGTTTATATTGGGCAATGTGGATTTGGCAATATTCAGTTGATATGAGTCCATTTACTATCATTCCAGAGGGAAAAATAGGTTTAGTACTAAGTAAAGATGGTAAAGAAATTCCAACAGGTAGAATCTTAGCTCGTAAGGTAGAATGCGATAATTATCAAGATGCGACTTCTTTTTTAAATAATGGGGGACAAAAAGGTCGTCAAACGGCTTTTATAACCACTGGTTCATATCGTATTAATACTTTTTTATTTGAAATTGTAATTGCTGATCAAGTTAAAATTTTTGAAAACATGATTGGTATCGTTACAGCATTAGATGGTGAACCTATTCCACAAGGACAAATTGCTGGAAAATTTACGGAAGGGCATAATAATTTTCAAGATTTTGATACATTTTTAGTAAATGGAGGAAATAGAGGTCTTCAACCTCAAGTAATGTTGGCAGGTTCATATTATATTAATACTTGGGCACTTCAAATAGAACAAAATCCTATGACAGACGTTCCTATTGGTCAAGTAGGAGTTGTTATTTCTTATATTGGAGAAGATGGAGAAGATGTTACTGGAGAACAATTTAAGCATGGGAATATTGTTTCTAAAGGACAACGAGGTGTTTGGATGGAACCCCTTGGACCTGGTAAATACGCATTAAATAAATATACAACCAAATTAGAATTAGTACCTACAACGAACTTAGTTCTGAATTGGGCAGATGCACGTAGTGAAGCACATAATTTAGATCATAATTTATCAACTATAACTGTTCGGTCAAAAGATGGTTTCCCTTTTAATTTAGATGTATCTCAAATTATTCATGTACCAGCTAATGAAGCTCCAAAGGTTATTGCTCGTTTTGGAAGTATGACAAATTTAGTTTCTCAAGTATTAGAGCCAACTATAGGTAATTATTTTCGTAATTCTGCACAAGATAGTGATGTGATTTCTTTCTTAAGTACACGTAAAGAACGTCAAGAGTCTGCTAAAACACATATAAAAACAGTATTAGATGAATATAATGTAAATGTAGTTGATACACTTATTGGAGATATAGTTCCTCCGGAATCATTAATGAAAACATTAACGGATAGAAAAATTGCAGAAGAGGAACAAAAAACGTATCAAACTCAAAAAATGGCTCAAGAACAACGTCAAGGGGTAGAAAAAGAAACGGCTATTGCAGACATGCAAAAAGAAATTGTTCGAGCAGCTCAGAGTGTAGAAATAGCACAACGTACAGCAGATGCTACTGTTAAAAAAGCAGAAGGAGACGCTGCAAGTTTAAAGTTAAATGTAAATGCAGAGGCAGAAGCTACTAAAATGCGTGCTATAGCAGAAGCAGAAGCTACTAAAGCTAAGGCAGCAGCACAAGCAGAAGCTACTAAGCTAAATGCGAGTGCTGAAGCAGAAAAAATATCTAAAACAGGTTTAGCTGAGGCAGAAAAAATTATGGCTATAGGTAAATCTACAGCAGAATCATATCAGTTACAAGTGTCTGCAATGGGTGGAGATAACTTTACAAAATATAAAATAACAGAAGAAATTGGTAAAGGAAATATTAAAGTAATTCCAGAAGTCTTAATTTCAGGATCTAATGGAACTGATGGCGGTATTAGTGGTTTATTAGGTATGAAATTAATGGAATTAATGGATACTGATAAAAATAAATCATTATAAAAAATAAATCATTAATCAGGTATAATTATTAAAACCAAATATAAAGCCCTAACCCCTAAAAAACATTCATTAGCTTACATTTTGGTTTAACTATTAAAAGAAAAAATGAAAGCTTAGTTTAATAAAACCTAAAAAAGGCGCATTTTGGTTGGTTTAAAGCTTCATTAAGCTGTGAATACTCCAATGAATCAAAACCAAAAAAGAAAACCCCTTATGTATCGGCTTAAAACGTACTTTTTTAAACCTGTAGTTAAAAAGTAGATTTTTTAAAGGCAAGCACATGAAATTGAATCGTTTTCTTTGAAATGTAGTTAAAAAATCTACATTTCAATAACTTGTTTACTCCAAACGGATAACTCCAACTACCAAAGCTATACTTCTAATATCTGACATTGGAACTGTAAATTCTCCATAGTCTTTATTATCGCTCTTACAAACTACACTATCTGGCTTATCACTTTTAAGTAAGCGTTTCATTATAACCCCTTGACTAACACTATCTATAACATGTACCTTATTCCATTGTACAAATAAAAGTTCATTCACAAGCCTACAAGCCACTACATCTCCACTATTATACTTAGGATACATACTTGAACCTCGTACGGGTATCATAAAATCTATTGTAATCCCATCAAACAAAGGAACTACGTATCTATCTTCTATTGTATCAAAATCAACACCTTGCACACTTGAATCCCCTAAACCAGCGAAGGCATCAAAAGGTAACAACGGAATTCCTTTTTGCGAATTAGTCATTTTAATCGCTGGAATTATTTCCTCATTTGTAGAGGTTTTTTGCACATTTGGTTTTTTGTTAATTTCCTCATTGTTTTCCTCATCGTTTTTTTTAATGAGTTTTTTTTCATTTTTGGTTTTTAACATTTCACCAGTACCTGTTAGCAACCATTCTAAATTCAAATCTAGACAATAGTCTAAAACTTTATTGAGTATCCCCTCTCCTAAATCCGCATTCCTCTTTATCTGAGTATGAACATATCCATTCGAAATCTCAATTTCTCTTTCAAAAACACTATTCTTAATACCTTTAAAATCAAGATATAACTTTAGTCTATTTATTGCTTTCATTTGTTTTTAGAAAAAAGTCTAATTTTATTTTTTAATTTAGACAATAGTTTATATATTTGCATAGTAATTCAACAGCAAAAATATACAAAATATGGAAACGCTCGCACAAAAAATTAACCACAGAGTAGCGACTCCTTACCAAAGGATAGCCCAACTACTCGATACTGACGTCGCCTATGTAGGACAAATTGCTAGAGGTGAACGAATTCCTAAGCGTGGCAAAGGCTTGAAAATTAAACAAGAAATTGAAAAACTGATACAAAATGAAAACACTTAAAAATCTACTCCGAAAACTGCTTAGTAAAGCGGTGAAGTTTGAAAGTCGCATCGTGTACGACTATCATCTTAAAAAAAGTGTAACAGCTAGCTATATGTTACTGTTTGGTATATACATCAAAACAATTTACAAATAATGGACATTGAAATAATTGAAACTATTGAAATTAAAAAGGGACTCGTTTCAGCTTTATTAAACACCGATTTACCCATTGCAATTATCAAATACAGTCAAAAATATCTAAATCAATTGCAGTGGAAGTATGACGTGCTGGGTTTGGAAAAAGATAGTGTTAAGCTAGATGATATAAGCAACAAGTACAATGACCACGGCTTTAGATTGCAAAATTCGACAGAGTATTACGGTAGAGAAGCTAATCCGAAAGGCATTGTAAGTATCACTTTAACACGTGTGCAAGAACAAGAGTTTAAACAAGTTTTAAACCAGTTTAAAGAAATATGCAACAATAAAGATGGTGCTGTTTATGAAAATCCAAACAACTCCCTACTAAAAGCATATAAGCTTTACATTTTGAAAAATTAATTAACGCAAAATAGAACAATATGAACACACAAATTACAACCTTTTCAATTCATACGGAATTAAAAATTAGAGGAAATCAGTTGTTTCAATGTTTAGGAATAGCTATTGAAAGTATTGACTTAACAAATGACACAAGTTATTTTGAGCTAGCAGACTGGTTTGCTAAAATGAGAGAAACGTTTTTAAAACTCAACGAACTAAAAGAAAACGGCTTACAGCTTTTAGATAATAGCAAAAGACCTTTTGAAACTAATGATGATAAGAGAGAGTTTATTGTTAAAGCTGACGTTCCTGTGTATGGTTCAAATATTCAAAAACGTATCAATATCGCTATAATTGAATTAGACTTAACTGATGATAACCATTATAGCGATATAATGAAATGGTTAGATAAAACTAGGAATTCTTTGGCATCTCTAACTTTTCAAGAACAAAGCGCATGCGATTCTTATTCCCGTCCTGATAGTAATACACATCTTTAAAAGTGTAATTCGGATAATGCTTATCGATATAGTCTTCGCATTCTTTGACTTTTTCAAATTCATAATCTAAGATAACGAGTTTACGCTCTGTTAAAATTTTTTCACTCATAACGCTATGTTTTAAAGTTTGACAGCTCAAATATAGCAAAATTCCCGAGAGGCAAACACCCAGTTTCGAGTACTGGGCGGGAGCAAAACAAATTTTTAACCTAATTCACTAACCCTATGTACAAACAAGGCGACATACTATTGCGTAAAGCTGACAAAACGGAAACGTTTTGGCTCTCGCAACGCCTTGTAATGGAGGCGTGTGAGTTAAAATTACACTACCTTGAGAGCGTTAGAAATGTTTACAAAAAATCAGTTCGTGCTTGCGATTTAGCAAAAAGCGGACAGTACTTACCTGATAGTGGCAAAGGCTGGCGCTGGGCAAAAGTAAACGGTAGTTTTTACTATTGTTTTGACAATATCCCTGACCGTAAACCGTGTTTTTATAAATCAAAACTAGGTACTGTAAACGATATTAAACAAGCGTATCAAGATTTAGGCGAACTAAGCAAAGGAAGTTTGCTAGAGTTAGCTAAACAAAGCATTGTTAACCAAGTCACGGAGCTGTACGATAGTTCAGATATTAACTATTATCAGTACAATGCCGAGGTGGGATTTAACAGAGAAAAAGCAACCCAACTAATGATGTCTAGAGCTTGGTGTGTTTTTGTGAAACAAACCACAGAAAACGACCAATACAAGGCGTTTGGCATAAAAACGAAATCAGAGTTTTACAATGTTTGTGCCGAATTGATTCAACCATTAAATTTAGAAGGTTTGAACGTGTCAAGTGGGGCATACTTGCGTAACAAAGTAGATTTATTTCCAGCCACTAACACTTTAGCACAACGTACGGCGCTTATTTCAAGCAAATACAACAATACAAACGCTATGCAAGTAGGTAAACACAAGCTTGTGGATACTGAAACTGGCGAAATTATAAACGTAGACATTCACCAAGCCGTAATGTTTTACGCATTTATGGCAGTAGGTCAAGGGATTAAATTAAATATGCGCCAGCAGTACGAAAGTTTTTACTTACCTACTATGCAGGATTTTGATTTAAAACCTACGGGTTACGAAAACTACACCCGAATTTTAAGACAAAACGGATTAAAACTGCTTACTCTTAAAGAGCGTCACGGAGCTGATTGGTACAAAAAAAGCTCATTGGCTTACGTGCCTTCTCAAAAACTGCAATACGCACACTCTTTATACTGTGCCGATGGTTCAGGAACTATCAATTACAGATATTACAACAATAAAGGTGAAAAGAAATCACGTAAGCTTTATGTAATGCTTATTTCTGATGTTGCTTCTAGTAAAATTGTAGGCTGGAGCGTTGCCGATAAAGGACAAAGTACTGAAACCTATACAATGCTGGATAAAGCTGTAAAAATGGCTATGGAAACCAGCAACTATCAAACGATGTTTGAATTTGTAAGCGATAACCACTCCGCTTATACAGCAAGTGAAAGTAAGGACTTGTTAAATATGGTTTTTAATAAGGTACGTAACATTCAGGCTGGTAACTCACAGGCTAACCCCGCAGAAATGCAGTTCAGGTTGTTCAAAAGTAGCTTAAGAGGATTAAGCAATTTCGGTTCAACTTCTTGGGGTGTGGGTATTGAGGGACAATCAAACCCCGATTATATCAATATCGACGAATTTCCAACCTACGAAGAAGCTATTATGCAGTTTTACGACATCGTGCAACGATGGAACGAGACAAAAAGAGCGGATGGTTTGTCGCCTAATGAACGTTTTGAGCATAAAAATCCCAAATGTGAGGCTATGGATAAACGAGTAATTCGCTATCTAAACGCTAATCATACCAAGGTAAACCCAGCGTATATGCGTGGATTTGTCAAAGTAACCAAATCGTTAGGCGGTTATAATAACACGAAAGAGTATCTTTTTGAATTGCCCGACCCAATTGATAGTATGGAAATCATCGAAAAGGCAAATCACTACAAAAGTGCAGAGGTTAAAGTGGTTTGGGACGATGAAAATGCAGATTTGTACAGCTTGGATGGCAAATACTTAATGACCTGCAATTTGGCATTAAGAGCGATACAATCGCAAGCCGAAGCAGACGACGCCAGCGAAAACACATTAGACTATCACTTAGCGAGAAAACAAAGGCAAATGAACAAAGCTGACGACTTTAAAGAAACTGTAAAAAGTGCTTTTGATGCCCTGTTTTACGAGGAGGAAGAAGATGAGGAGGAAGAGCTGGTAAACGAATTACCATACACGCATCAAATGCAACTAGGTGGCAATAAGGAAAGTTACAACGAAATTATGGAAACCACCACAGCCAATAAGGTAAAAACACCACAGGAGCTGTTACTGGAACGTACAAAAAGAAAGTTCTCCTCTATCAAGGAGAACTTACAAAACCAAGCAAGTGCTTGATATAGGGAAACTAACGAATAAAAAAAGTTATGACAAAATTAAACAATTTTCAAAAGACAAAACAAATTCCTGATGCTATCAGAGCGTATTTGGACGAAAAAAACACTAACCAAGCCAATTTAGCAAAGTTATCAGGTGTAGGTGAAGCGTATGTATCTACCATTTTAGCGGGTAAAACAACCATTGCAAAATCAGAAATAAAGGACAAATACTACGAGGCACTTTGTCAATTTATAGGCTTCGAATTAAAACCTGAACTATGGAGACACTTTGACACGACCAACTATATGCTTTTTATCACTTCAATTGTGGAAGCAAGACAAGAAAAAAAGCGATTCACTTTCGACGGTGATACAGGAAGCGGTAAAACTTACGCCTGCAAAGAGTACAAAAGACAATTTCCTACCAATACCTTTCTTGTTACTTGTTCGGCTATTGAAAACAGCAAAGAATTTGCCATAAACATTGCCGAAGTTGTAGGAGTTGAAACCCACGGAACTGCTGGAGCAATCATCAAAAGAGTGGTTAAAAAACTGATAAGCCTTGAAGATGCTATTTTATACATAGACGAAGCGGAACACATAAAAAACAAAAACGGTTATATCAATATCATTAAAAGTTTAGCCGATTTACTGGAAGGAAAGGTAGCGTTTGGGCTGGTAGGTATGGGAATCAATGATATATTAAACAAAGGCTTTGAGCGTAACAAGCAGAATTTTAGACAAACTGCCCGCCGATTTTCTGACCGAGGTAAATGTGTAGAGGATATAGCAGAAGATATAGCCAATATTTGCCACGATATGAACATAACCAGCAAAAGGATAATTAACTGGTTTACAAACAGAATAAAGGACTTTGACACGATGAAAATTATCACAACCAAAGCAATTAAAGAAATAGCTGATACAGGCGAACCGATAAGTATTGAACTATTAAACTCTATTTATCATGGGCGATAAATCAACTAACAGACGCTACTACTTGCATCGTACTGTAAGAAAACAATTTAACGCAAGAGTAAGCTCTCGTAAAAAACTGGTTTACATAGCTTATAACCTCATAAACGAGGACAAAATTAAAGAGCTACAAACAATATTTAATTATACAATTCAAACAGAAATAGTTTAACATGGAAGTACTAGCACAATTATCAGACGATGCTCTTTTAAAAGAGTTATCTCGTAGAAATGAGAAAAAAGAAGCTAACAAAAAAGCTTATAACGACTTGAAAGAAGAACACATCCCGCAATTATTCAGCCGTTTAAAACAATGGTCAGAAGAAGGCGAAGCCATAAAAGCGGAAATCTACCAAGGTTTAAAGCAATTAATTGAGTTAAAATTTGAAACCTACGCCACTAAAACGAATCAAAAATCGCACACGTTTAGCGCAAGTAATGGCGAAACAATTACCATAGGGTATCACGTTACAGCAGGTTACGACGATACGGTTTATATGGGTGTGGCAAAAGTAAAAAACTTCATTAATTCATTAATAAAGGACGAAGATACAGCCAAGCTAGTCAAGCAGATAAACAACCTTTTAAAACCTGACAAAAAGGGTGATTTAGACCCAAAAAGAGTAATGGAGTTGAAACAAATTACTAAAGAGTACAAGGATTTTGAATTAATTGAAGGGGTTGAAATTATTGAAAATGCTTACTCGCCACGTCGTTCCGCTTGGTTTATCCAAGCTTCATTTCAAAACAACGTAGGCATTGACCAGCATTTACCGCTTTCAATAGCTTCTATGAATTTCCCAAAAGGTTTTGATTTAAGCTTTTTGATTAAAGAAGAAAACCAACAATAATCCCGATAGGCACACACCCAGTTTCGAGTACTGGGCGGGAGCAAAGTTTTAAATGTCCCCTGTTTAGGCAGGGGCATAAAAAAATAACTATGAATACACAGGATAAAATAAACGCTTTATGTAGCAAGTTCAGTGCTTCGGCATTGGGTCAGGCAGTGTATATGGAAACTAAACGCACTACTGATATTACGGAACTTTCAAGAGAAGAAGTAGAAGCACTTTACGCTCGTTTCTTTCCTAAAAAATCAGCCATTGATTTTTTGTTTGAAATGGAGCAAGAAAGAGAATTGAAAAGACTTCGCTCGGTAATTATCAAAGAAGCTCAGTTTATTGGTATTTATTCCCCTGAATCTTGGGCGGGGTTTAACCGTTTTATGCTTCATAAAAGCATCTTTAAAAAAGCTTTAAACGAGTATAAAATTGAGGAATTCCCCCAGCTAATAAAGCAGTTTAAGTCCATTAGTGCAAAAGTGTCTAAAGCTAAATTGATACCACACACTACGGCTTGGTATAACGAATTAGGAATAAACGATATAAGCCAAAATTAAAAAAAGACCTGCCATAACTGACAAGCCTTTCCTCTTAGCACAGCAAAGGTAAAAAATTAAATTCTTTTTCAGCATGGCGTACAACAAAAAAAATCTTTACAAACGTATAATTGAAATTCAAGACATTACAATTCATGAGAAATACAAAAAAGGGTTAACGCAAAAGGAGATATACTGGAATATCATTTATCCAAAATTCAAGATTTGCGAGCGTACATTTTCAAGCTACCTCGGTACTCCAGCTAAACAAGAGCTAAAAAAAATGAACCAAGCGGAACAAATGCATAATCAATTAACACTTTTTAATAATTAACATGGACACAGTAACACAGCAAAGAATTAGCAAACTACATCCCACAGTTAGGGAAGAAATGGTAAAGATTATCAATAGTTGTAACCAAGCTTTACAAGGTAAAGCACAAGTACGCATCACACAAGGTTTGCGCACTATTGACGAACAAAACAAGTTGTACGCCTTGGGCAGGACGGAGAAAGGTAAAAAAGTAACACAAGCTAAAGGCGGTCAATCGATTCATAATTACGGATTTGCCGTGGACATTTGCCTAATTATAGACGGGAAAACAGCCAGCTGGGACACAGCAAAAGACTGGGATAATGACCAAATAGCCGATTGGATGGAATGTGTAAAGATTTTCGCCCAACACGGCTGGGTTTGGGGTGGTAGCTGGCTAAAATTTAAAGATATGCCACACTTTGAAAAGAAAAATCTAACGTGGAAACAGCTGGCTAAGCTTAAGCTTGACACCAGTGGTTATGTAAAACTATGAAACAAGAAAAAAGTATAAAACCCGTATGTATCCACTCCAGTACTTATACCAAAGTACTGGAGGTTTGGACAACGGTTGAAAAAACAGTACAAGTGTGCTGTGAATGTCAAAAAGTAATCGGAAAACCAAAGTTTGAATAATGCAAGTCCTAGCACACACGATAAAAACAGACTGCCACTTTGTGCTTTCTTATTCAAAATCAGGAAAGCTCGAAGGGGTGAGATTGAAAAAAGGCAAAATGCAACCGCAATTGTGGGATAAAATAGGGAAAATACTCCCGCCTACTGTTCAAGACTTAACCCGCTTTAAAGAAACTTTAAAAGGTACGGTAAATTATACCGAAGTGGTGAAAGAAAAGAATTTGTTTTCTGAGTTTAATACTATTTGGTTTGCCTTTTATGAAAATTATACAGGATTCCCACCCAAGTTTACAGGAATTGACGGCAAGAGTTTAAAGCAAATCATTACTTACCTACAAAGCGTATGTCCTACTGATGAAGAATGTATGCAAGTGTGGCAAAACCTTTTAAATAACTGGTGTAAACTGGACAAGTTTCATCAAAAAAACACCGATTTGAAATACATAAATAGCCAACTTAATAAACTTCTACAAGATGCAAAACAAAGCAATAGCGGTTCAAAAATCAAGTATAGCGACAATTTCCAACGAAAAATTATTGAATCGCTACAGTCCTAAAAACTGTATGGAGCATGCTTACAAATTAACCAATTTGGAGGAAGCTATGAATAGAAATGCGCCAAGTTTAGGCGCAATTCGTAGAGATAAAGGTGATAAGTTTTCAAAAGGCTTGGTGATGGTGTGGCTAGTGTACATAAATGATATATTAAACTTAAACAAACCACTCACCGAAGACCAAATAGAATGGTGTGCCACGCAAATAATTAGTGATTTTGCCTATTTAAAAATATCAGACCTCACCTTGCTAACCAAACGGATTATTTCAGGCGTTTATGGGGAGTTTTTTGAGTCACTCAATTCGGCTAAATTACTTCGCTTTTTTTCAGATTACGCAGAGGAACGTATGGAGTTAGCCGAAAATAAAAGCTTACGAGCGCATAATAACTATACAAGCGAGGACACTTTCAACTACTCGCAAAATGTTGAACGCATTTGGAAAGGAGCTAAAGGATTTAATAGTAATAAATAGATATGGAAAGTAAAATTTTATCAAAAATCAGGAAATTATTAGCCAAAGCTAATTGCGGAGCTTCTTCTGAAAGTGAAATAGAGACGTGTTTAAAAATGGCTCAAAAATTAATGATGCAACACAATCTAGACAAATCAGATGTTGAAATTCATATTTCTGACATCAATAAAGAGGTTATTTACTCCGATTTATGGAAATACTTCAAGTATAAAACAGCTAATTTCGAATGGAATTTATTAGACACCATAGCCGATAGTTACAATTGCAGAGTATTTAACGGTGTGAGTTATGATTTTGAAGCTAAAGACTGGCAAAACACAAAAAAAACAAAACTTTCTGTAGTAGGTACTTTTGAAAACAGAATGATAGTTAAGGAGTTGCACCAATCTTGTGTTGAAATATTTTTGAATCTATCTGAAATTAGATACAATGAATATAAAATATTAAATAAAAACACTTTAACAAGACAGTTAAATGAGCTTGGAATGCATAAAAATATAACTATTCAATGGCTTGAAAAACACAAGCTAATGTCTTCTAAAAAAACATTTATCACCTCTTATTTAATTGGTTGTACTAAAGGAATTCAAAAATATTTAGAAGCTCAGAAAGCAGAACTATTAGCAATAGATGATAATGCTTCTAAATGGGGTTTAATTGTTTTAAAAAACGATGAACTAATAGAAAAAGCTTTACCTGATATAATTGGGGCTTTTTCTAAAAAAGCTGTAAAAAATGTAGCGCATTGCAAAGAAGGTTTTTTGCAAGGAGTTGAGGATGGGAATAGAAATCAAACAATGAAAGAACTTGAGGTTTATAATGATTAAATCAAGCACCTACATCCGAAGTTTTACCCCTGAACAACGCAAGCAACTTGAAGAAGTAGCAAGCACCAAAGGGTTTAAAACCGTTCCCGAAATTCTGTTTTACGCCTTAGAGCAACATTTGGAGCAAAACAAAGAAATAGAACGACTAAAAAGAATAATCGAGTACAAACAAAAGAAAATAGAAAAATTGAATAACGAGAATTAATGTTTAAGAAAGAATTTCTACTTTTACTAACTTTAAATATCAAATAAATAATGAAAAAAGTAATCGGAATTGCATTGTGTTTATTGACCATAGCTTGTAGTAAAGCTGATTTTTCTAAAATCAAAAGCGGAATGACTACTAAAGAAGTAACTGCTTTAGTAGGAGAACCAAAGGAAAAACAAGAAATAGCCTTTTTAGGAGCTTCTTACTGGGTTTATGAAACTCATGTTGTTACTATGGTTGATGGAAAAGTGGAAAGATGTTTAACCAATGAAGAGTTTGGAAAGCAAATGCAAGATTTTACAAAGGAAGTAGACAAAACAGTGAACACTTTAGAAAAATCTTTAAAAACTTTAGATTCTATCTAACAAAAAGCAGGCACAACGCCTGCTTTTTTAGTCTAATAGCTTTTGGTACAAATCGGTTTCTAGGTGTACATTTTCAATTACTCCTTTTAAATATTCTTTAGGGGTTGCCATACCCTGATAACGACAGCTGTATGTTAAAATATACACGTCCACTACCGTTTCATCCACCGCCAACTCTTCGCCCATAAGTACCAAACGTCCTGTGTTTTTAGTATGAAAAGAAACGAGTATTTTGTTTGTAATTCGCACAAAGTCCAAAAACTTTAAGGCTTCTTTGGCGTTAGAACTTACGGAGGAATAATCTCGTAATTGTTCATACGCTAGTCGTATGGTCATTGTAGCCGTTTGACTAGTGTGGTCAACGCTCCAGTGTACAAACAAGGCAGGAAACAAATGTGCATCAAAATTTTGAGGGTCATAATCCTGCCCTGCATATAGGTCAACAAAGCGCACTGGTAGTACACCTTGACTTCGGTAAATGTCCTTGGTTTGTTCCTCCATAAACACGCTTACCATTTTTTCGTAAAACTCTTTCATCTTTAAAGTAGGTTTAAGATTGGTTTAATTCATTATCAATAGCTTGTTTTAGCATAAGTTCAAGCCCACGTGCTAAATACTGTGAATCGCCTAAAAATTGGCGTTTGGGTACTTTAAAACGACTAGTTCGTGTGTGAAGCTTCACATTGTGGCTTCTGCCATTACGTTTGCGCTGGTGGCTTCGTACATTTACAGTTTTAGATGTTTCGCCTCCCTCATTATGTACTTGCGCATAAGGCACGTCAGTTCCTATGTAAACAAAGTAGTTACCACTGGCTATCTTGCGAATAGAACGTTTTAAACGCCCTGAAACCGTTAGCAATGAACCTCGCCCTTTGCGTTTTCTTGCCTCCCAAGGCTGTGTACCGTTATCTTTCCAGTTCTTTTCAATAAAGCGTTGTTTGACGAAATTTACTGCCGTTACCCCAGCATGGTCTGTTAATCTTTTTAAAAAGCCGTGTCTGCTGATACGGCTTAGTTTTTCAAAATATTCGTCTCTAAAATCTAAATCCATTTTTAAGCATTTTCGGCATTTCTAACCATTCGCATAAACATCTCTTCCAAATAACTCTCAAAATCAGATTGACTCATCCCCTGTACTTTCGGGTCATTCATATTTATATCGCCTTTGATGAGCGAACCGATATTGAAAGTTATATTGCGGATTTGCTGGCTCTCACCTGTAACTTTAGTTACATCGCTGGCTAGTTTGGTTTTTCCTTCTTTGTTTTCTTTAGTGTTTTGTACTGAGCCATATAAACCTTTTAAAGGATCGGTTTTCGGCTTTGTTTTGTCTTCTTTTTTGTTTTTTGCCTCCTCTTCTTCGGGGGTGACTAGTTTCATCTTTGTTCGAATACCTAATAATTTATCAGCCCCTGCTTTGGCATGTTTACCTAATCCAGGTATTTTTGAAAAGAGTTCTAATAGTTGTTGCAATGGTTTTAAGAAAACATCGAGTAAAACAATACCGATACGTTTTAACCCGCCTATAATGCCCCCTTTTTCAAAAGCCTCGGTAATACTATCCCAATGCGTTCTAATAAGTAAAAACCCAGAAATTATACGCCCAATAGGTCCCATAATCCAAAGCATCAATGCGCCAAATTTTTCAAACTTGACAATTGCAATAGTTATATAAGCTATAAGTGCGCCAATGGCTATAACGATAAGCCCAATAGGGTTGGCACTCATTGCCGTATTTAAAAGCCATTGTGCTACGGTTAAGCCTTTGGTAGCTTGTGACGCCAGTGTAAAAGCTGTAGCAATTTTGTAAAACAAAAACAGCCCACCCGCTACAGGGATTAGTACCTTAAGTACACTTACAATATCGTCAAAATTATTGTAAACGGCATTAATAACAGGACGTAAAGCATCTAAAGCACTAGCCACAATAGGAAGGATTTTTTCACCCATTTTTATCATCATAGCTTTGAGCATATTTTGAATAATACTCAATTGCTCCATTGGAGTAACTGAATCAAAATAAGCTTTATTTAACGCTCCTTGCGAATTAAATGCGTTATCAGTTGCTTTTTTAAGTCCCTCTAAGTCTTGTGATAAGATACTAAAACCACGTGAAGCTGATTCGTCAAAGCCTAATTTGCTTAACTGCTTAACTCTTTGTTCATCGGTTAAACCCGTTAGTTTTTTGTTTAATTGTTCTACAATTTCAACCATCGGACGAATTTTACCAGTAGAGCTAAACACCTCAATACCTAGAGCTTTAAATCCACTAACCATCTTTCCTGTTTTATCCATTTTCCCTATGGCAATGTCAGGATTTGATAAAGCACGCATAATACCTTCAAGGGCTGTTGAAGAAGCTTCTGCGCTTAATTTTGTGGTTAAAGAAGCGAATGCTCCTGCTGTATCTTCAAGCTCATAGCCTAAATTCCTAGCCATTGGCACAACCTTTGGTAAATAATTAGCAATGTCTTTAAAAGAAGCGTTACCATCTTTAACCGTCTGAAATAAAATGTCGTAAACACGGTTAATATCTTCACCTGATGAAGTCATAGTAGCAATCCCTGCCGATGCTACCGTTTCAATATCCACAAATCCAGCCTTAGCGGCTCTTAGTGTTGGCTCTAGGGCTTGCATAGACTGGTTAACGTCCAATCCCGCAGAAATAATACGATTAAAGGCTTTGGGAACTTCTTCGAGAGGCGCAACATTTCGTGCGCCTATATCTAGTAATTTGTTTGAAAGCCCTTGCAGTTCTTTCTGTGACATTCCCGCTGTAACGTTGACCTCCGCCAATTGGGTATGCCAGTCGCTGGCTTGTTTGGTTGCATTAACAAATAGCGAACCTACAGCCATAATACCAGCGCCAAGCAATACCCATTTGTTTGTAGCAATGTCTAAAGCTCGGTCTAAAAAAGGAATTTCGGCAGTTATTTCGCTGAATGATTCCCGCATTTTTGAAGCTCCACGCTCAAATTTATTTTGAATCGATGCAAACTTTGAGCTGACTTTATCGCTCAAATCCAAGAGCATAGTTAATTTAGCTGATGCCATTATGTAATTGTATTGATTATTTTATTATTTTTGTCAATGAATCGTTAAAGCTCTACATTAAAGCTACCGAAAAGCTGAGGATAGGATGCATATAAAACCCACTCGATTTAGAGAAAAAGGGGTAAGTTTTAAAGATTTTTCCTCTCTACAAGCAGACCTTTTCGCACGAAGTGGTCTGCTTGTTTCATGTTGTACCATGTATTGATTTTTAAAGCCTTTGTTTTTGGGTCAATATCGCAATCAATAACCAGCGCCCTATCTTTGTAAAATTTGATATAACGACTTTGGAATTTTTGACCGTTGTTTTTGTAGTCAAAGTACCAATGTTCGTCAGGATTCAACAAAGCGTCTTTGAGGTGTGCAAACAATTGATGTCTTAGCTCGTCCTTACCTGTGTAATAGCCTTGTGTATGTTTATCAAAGTCTTTTTCTGATAAAATCATTTTTCTATCCAAATAATCTGAAAAGCCCATATAGTCAGTGTCTTTCTCTTTTTTGAATAGTTCTTTTACATTTTTAGGCGTAATAGTTTCATCAAGTTCAATAGCTTTTAAAGAGTCTTTAAACGCTTCATAAGGTTTCAGGTTGTACTTATCAAAGGTCATATCGTTAATTTTTTCAGGTAATCCTTTTGCATCAACGTAAAACTCTTTTTTGGTAAAAACTTGTTTTAAATCCCCTCGATTGACCTCAAAGGACGAGCCTTTAAACTTGGAATCGGTAAGCTCAAGTAAACGCTTTGCGTCCGTTCCTTTTGTAATTACTCCTTCGGTATCGCCTATGTATTGAATCATTTCACAACGACAACCAAAGCCATTAGGAGGGAATAAGTCCATAGCTTCTTTGTCCGAAAGGTTAAAAACTTTACCGTTTAATACCTCATGAGCTGAACGCACTTTATCATCACCCACGGTTTGGTATTGTACGTATGAGGTTACGGTGTCCTTTTCCTCCATAAAACGATAGTAAGAAGCTGAATTTTGTCCTACTGCTACCGATAAATTGTATTCTGTACGCAGGTGGCTACGGTTTAAATTTTCCGTCTCTTGCATACACAATAATTCAAACTGCTGGTAATCCCTTAACTCTTTTTTGTCTTTATCTATTAAAAGCTGACTCATTGATGCCATACGTTTCTCAGCCTTTGAGGTTGCAAACATAAATATGTTATACTCCATCATTTGTAAGGCTAGTACGTCAGCGCCAGTATAAGGGTTGATAGTTTTAAAATCTTTGCGTAAACCTTGTAAAAGCTCCAGTCCTTCGGCTTGTATCATTCGTCCTAATATTCCCTTTGTTTCTTCTCCATTCCAAATCGAAACCGCCAACTCTTTACACAGAGCATCTAATAAAGCACTTATACTTTTACCTAGCGCCAAAGGTTCACAACCGCACTTGTTAGCCACGGTATAGGCTACGGGTTGGGATTTTTTTTTTACTTGAGCTGATGTGTCAAGTTTATTAGTTGGTGCGCTTACTTCTTTTAACGTTAATGGAATGTTGAAAGTTTGCGATAACCAGTTTGTGTCAATGTTATAACCGTTATTCATCATTCCGCTGGTGATAGTCCATAATTGTGAAATGTCTACTTCTTGCTGTGCTGTTTTGAAACGAAACACATCATCTGGAGTAATCTTATAGCCTTGAAGCATCAATAATTCAAAAAGCTGGTCATTCACCACAAAGGCAATCATTCGTTTATCAGCCATTGCAATTTTACCGTCTAAAGTACGCTCGTGTACTTCGGTTTGCGAGCGATTACCCGCTTGGTCTGATAGTGTAGAGCTTCCAACAAGTAACTTGCTTACTACTTCGGCATTTGATTGAATGAATTCCTTGTAAACCCTAAACGCATCGGTTCTGTTAGCTTCGTTAAACTTTATTTCTGTTCCATGCGGAAATGTACCTACAGATGCTTCAGCTAATTCCAAAAGCATTTGATGTACACGTTCAATAGTCGCATTGTCCCCAGTAGAAGTAGTAGCTGTAATGAGTGGCAATCCAAATTTTTCGCAAAACTCAGCCCACGACTGAAACACGTTTCTAAGCCAAATAAGGTTAGGAATTATATTGTTTATAATTCCTAAATCGGAATCATTACCCAATGCCAATAGCCAAGGTTTGAAACTTTCATTATCGTACAGGATAAACTCACGCTTTGATAAATCAGGATATATACGTTTAAATGCGGGTACAACGTTACGTCTTGGGATAACTGATAATTTTACTTTGTCTCCTGAGAATTCTTTAAACTCAACGAGCGTATGCCCGAAAATGATTTTATCCAAAGTCATTTCTAAGAATTCGTAAAACCATTGGTTATTGATTAAGCCTGTTAGTTCCTCATTAACCTTGCCTGTTTTACGATTGTATATTTCAAACTCAGTATTTAGGGTTGCCATCTTACGCATTTGGATTTGACTTTGCAAGTGTCCATCTGTAAGTAAGTCATCTAGTAAATCGTAGTATAAGTTTAGTTTTGGTTCTTTGGGGTGGTTTGCCATTGCTAAAGCATCCCTCCATTTTTGAATGTCTTTTCGAGAGTTGTCTTTAAAACTGCTCACGATATTCAAAATAGCGGGATTGGTGTTTGTGCGTGTTTTTTCTTGAATCGCAGAAACCTTATTTTTTTTAACGGAAAATTCAAAACCTAATACTTTCATTGTGTTTTATTTTTAAATGGCTTAAAATCGAGTTTAAAGATGGTTTAAAGAATTACCATCTATGATTAGACGGTTTGTTTTTGCTACTTATCTTAAAACCTGTCATTACTTGGTTGTTTGAATCAGTTAGTTTTGGCAAATCGGGTGTGATTTCTCCTTTGGCTACTTCTTTGAGCCAATCAATAGCATCTTGATAGCGTTGTGAACGAATCTCGCTAATCTTACGTGCGCCAGCTGATGTATATAAATGATAAAGTGTGCAGTCAATAACCACCATTACAAGATGTGGGTTTCTGTCTGTGCCTTGCGCTTTGAAAATTGTTGTTACATCAAATTTGCCACTCAAATAGTTTTTAATTTGGCTTATCGCCATATCTTGGGCGATGCTTAATTTTTGTGGTGAATAGTTTTCAAGTAAAATGTCTTTTATTTCCGTGCGTATTAATGCCGAGTAATCTTCTTCTAAAATGAATCCCATTAGAATCTGTTTTTTTGTTTGTTAATTGTCTCTTTTCTACTCACCATTTTTGGCGGTATAGTATTTATAATTGATGCTGTATTGAGTTTGACAATAGCAGATTGTAACGCATCGGGTGCATCGTCGTGTGCGCCACTTCCTTTTTGAAAAGCTAAAAGCTGGTTTAATAGTTCTTTAAAGTCGTTGCTATTTTCAAGCGATTTACTAAATTTTACTTTTCGCCTCTCAAAATAGCCCGCCATTGATTCAATACGGTCGTATTTGTCTGATTTACTTTTTTTGTCTGCCCTTACAGGAATGTACCAGCCTAGTTGTGCGCCCACATTGTCGAAGTCGTTTACAAAATCATCCATTGCGAAAAGCCCTTCAATCCAATAATTCACGTTAAGATTCAATAAACCTTCTTGCGCCACTTTTTCATACAGCCAAAGTGCGGTATTGTTTTTAGAGGTCTGTCTTACAAAGCAATCCAGTACGTGGAACTCTAAACCTGTTTTGCCTACGAAAAGCATCGCTTTGAAGTCGCCCGCATCTTTATAGGATAAATCCCCATAAAAAACCAAAGCTTCGTACTTGTTCAGCTTTAAAGGCGTGCAATATTCTATAAATTCATTCTTGAATATTGAACCTTCCACGATGTGTACGTGTTGGTATTCCCGCATAAACGAGCGGTAAGGCGTTGTGGCAAACTTTTCACGCCAATAATCAGCCGTCGTCTTTTCTGCCCAAGAAGGTTCAAAAGTGCTCAGGTTTTTAACCGCTGGTACGCTCACTATAAAGTGGCGAATTGGGAAACCATTTTCTTTAGCTTTTTGTATGTAGCCTTGAAACTCTTTTTTTAATTGATTAATTAAAGTATTTTTATGAAAGTTGTTGTTAGCCACTACAAATCGCCTGCGTGGACTACCTTCGTCAAATGTTCCTTTTAAGTCCTCCCAAGCCCAGTCGAATAGTTTTTTAGATAGCTCGTCGTTATTACATCGCTGTCTAGTATCAACGTCGTCTATTACAATGTAGTCAGGTCTTGAATTTCCTTCACGTAAACCCCTAGGGGATTGACTCGCTCCAAGTGCCATGAATTTTGCGCCGTCTGAGGTGGTAAAATCTCCATTAGACCAGTCTCCAAACTTAAAACGCTTACCATAGTAATGAATAAAGTTTGGGTTATGAGCTAAATTAGCCTGAATATCGCTAATGAGCTTCTTTGCTTTGTCTTCTGTTTGCGAGGCTAAAAGCATAAAACGAAGTTTACCAGTAGCATACAAAAACAAAGGAATCCCTAACGAAAGATGCACCGATTTTGCCCCTGAACGGTAAATTTCAGCAAGGACGTCTACTACTTCATTTTCAATAATTAGTTTAGCTAATTTCTTATGAAATGGTGCGCACGGTACACTTGCATATAAAGGAAAGATAGCCTCAAACCAGTGTACATAATTTTTTTCTAGTTCGAGGCGTTTCTTTCTGCGTTCTTGAGGTGTTTCGTGAACATTAACGTTTTTAATCTGCTTGATTGTTTTACAGTGTTCCTCGTAACTAGCCAGTAGTTTCTCTAAGTTTTTACTTAATTTTTCAGCCATTGTTACCCCTCCTGTAGTGCTTTGTGTTGTAAAAACATTTTATGCCACTCTAAAAAAAGTATAGCCGTGTCAGGCTCTTGGTTAGCCATCCATTGGTCAAACTCTTTAAACACTGTAAAAACGATTTGCGCTGATGTTTTATCGGAAAGTTGTTCAATTGTTTTTCTAACCTCGGCGATACTTTTCACGTCAAGGGTAGCCTCACCACCTGAGGCAAGATGTGAAAGTTCATCTATAAGTACTTTTTTTATGTTATGTGGAGTTGCCTTGTATTGGTTCTTTTTTTCATCCCAAGAGATATTGCTTTCACCAACGCCTTTACTCCATTTGCCTATGGTTTGCTCAGAAACTCCTGTAGCACTTGCAATGGCTTTTTTAGTCAAGCCTTCCTCTACATACATACGCTCACAAATAGCATACATCGGGTGATTGTTTACACGAGTAAGTTTTGTCATTTTAATAATATTTTTTCAAAACTACCCACTCAATAACAGTAAGTTAAATAAAAGTGCAACCCTTCCCGATGAAAAAAAACAAGTCAAAAACCCGCTTTATGTTTGCATCAAATAAAACGACAAATCAAAAGGAATGTTAATTAAAACCATTGAAAACACACTATACGCTTACGGTAGCATTTGGCAAGGAGACGGGACTTGGTTTTGCGAAACCTTGAACCGTTTAGAATCTTCTTACTCGGATATTACAATTCGACTACACACTGACGGCGGTAGTGTGTTTGATGGGAATTTGATTTTCAACGCTATAAACAAAAGCAAAAGTAATATTGAAATAATTGTTGATGGTATAGCCGCATCAATGGGAGCCATAATCATTCTAGCCTCCAATAAGGTTAAAATAGTAGATAACGGTTTTGTAATGATTCATGCTCCCAGCGTTTACGGCGGTGGAACGGCTTCCGAATTAGAAGGACAAGCCTCTTTGCTTAGAAAGATGGAAGAGAACTTTAAAGAGCGTTTATCAGCAAAGACAAATTTAGACCAAGAGCAAATAGATAAGCTTATGATAGGTGACCATTGGTTCAATGCGCAAGAATGCTTTGATATGGGGTTAGTGAACGAGATTATTCCTTGGGTAATTGAGCCAGCTGTTGAAATTGAACCTGAACAGATGCAACCAAGTGACGTCTTTTCTGCTTACGCATCTTTGCTAACAATGTCAAACTTAAATAGTCAAAAATTAGACGATAATATGAAACAATTAATCATTCAGGCTTTAAACCTGCCTAACGTAACAGCTCAAAGCTCAGATACCGCAGTTTTAGAAGCATTACAAAATCAGTTAAAAACAGAGCGTGAGGCAAAAGACAGCGCTCTAAATGAATTAGCACAATACAAGAAAAACCAGCTTACTGCTTATTTAGATAGAACCGAAGCAAAGGGAGTCTTCAAAAAAGAAGACCGCCCGTTATACGAAAGTATAGGTGAAAAAGCGGGGATTGATGCCCTTGCAAAAGTGATTGAAGGAATTAAGCCACAAGCGCCAAACATTTCGGCACTTATTACAAATGCAGATGCTTTTGAAGGTAGCGAAAATTGGACATTCGACCAGTGGCAAAAAGAAGACCCAAAAGGATTGGAAGCTATGGCTTCTGCTAATCCTGAAAAGTTCCAAAAATTGTTTAACCAAAAATATAAAAAATAATGCCTACTACTAATACAGGTTTATGGTTACAGCAGTATGTAGAACCTCAGTTACTGGAAGATTTCAGAAACTACAACGATGATTTTATAGGTGTTTTAAAAGCACCAAATCCAAATGCCGTAACTGCTGACGGTATTCGATTTAACAAGCTTATAAACAACGTAAGCTTCTATGTTAACAAAACTGATGATTTTACTGCAAGTAAAATGGGAGGTGAAAAAACATTAGTTGAATGGGATAAGCTGGATACCACTCCGACTGAGTGTACCGATAGTGAAGCTAGAAGTTTAGCCTTTAACAAAGAAAGTGCGATTAAGGAAGAGCATTTCAAAAGTTTCAAAATAGGAGTTCGTGATTATGCTTTAAACAAGCTTGCTCCATCAGAACATAAGTCTGGTAAAATGCCAGTTATTAGAACTACTGGAGCGGTTGTAAACGGAAGAAAACGTTTAACCTATGCCGATATGTTAAACTTCTTAGAGGAAGTGGCTAGCCTTAATCTGACTGACCAAGAAGCCTTGCAAATGGTTTTAAATACCACGCATCGTATGGACTTGATGCACGATGAAGCTGGAACGGCTAACCATAGAAACAACTTGGTTTTTGACCCATTGACAGGAAAGATTAAAAGATTCTATAATTTGAATCTTTTTGAAAATGCAACCACTCCTTTATATGGGAGTAATGGCAAATTGAAATCATTAGGTTCTACTGTTGTTCAAGGTGACCAAAAAGGTTCTATTTTCTTTTATCAACCCAACACGGTGTATCATATTGAAGATGTCAAAGTTCAGTTTAAACCTATGTCGACTGATACTAGAAGTGCTGACCCAAAAAGCGAATTACGTTTACACGCTTATGGTTTGTGTGACAAAGTACAAGAACACGGATTCGGAGCTATTATTTCTGATAACGCTTAAAAACAGAAATTATGACAGCAGAAGAAAAAGCGATTGGATTACAAATATTAGAAAAACAGCCTGATGTAAAGGCTGTTTTCTTAACCTCCGAGGGGGAATACTTTACAAATAGAGATTGGGCGATGAACGGTACGAGGGAAAAGGATAAAATAGAAGTTATTAAACGTCCAAAAAAATCAGGTGAAAAGCCTCCTAAAGAAATTGAATCTTTAAATGGTGAAGGTATATTACAAAATAATACTGGCGAAAACAACCAACAAGAGGGAATTAATCTAACCGAGAACACAGGCGAAAAACCTTCTAAAGAAATTGAATCTTTAAATGGTGAAGGTATATTACAAAATAATACTGGCGAAAACAACCAACAAGAGGGAATTAATCTAACCGAGAACACAGGCGAAAAACCTTCTAAAGAAGAATAGTAAAATGGCAGATTTAAAGGGATTCAATATAGAAAAAGGAAAGCAAGGCGCAAGTATTTTAGATAACTCGGAAGGAGTTACTGCTCTTGTTGTTTCTACACCAGTTCCACAAGGGCTGGAGTATCAAAAACCATTTGTGATTTACAATTGTAATGATGCAAAAGCAAAAGGTATTACTCCTGAATTTGACACGACTAATAACGTCAATGTGTACAGGCATATATACGAATATTATCGGTTAGCTAAAGAGGGAAATCCTTTGTATATAATGGTGGTAGAGCAAAACAAAACCATCACCGAAATGACTGAATTGGCTAAAAAACTTTTAGTTTTTGCTGGCGGATATGCTTCACTTTTAGGAATAGCCGTTAATCTGCCTGCTAACGAAGTACCAATAATGTTAAATGGGTTGCCAAAAAATGTTATTGATGGGATTTCTAAGGCTCAGGCACTTTACCAATGGAGTTATGATAATAATATGCCTTGTCAAATTTTCTTAGAAGGCTATAATTATTCGGGAATAGCTTCGGCAGTTGCCGATTTAAGAGGCTTAACCAATTTAGAAGCTGATAAAGTAACTGTGTTTATAGGTCAAGACTATCAACACGCAAAAGGAAAAACAGGCTTAGCTAAAAAATACGCTGATATAGGAACTGTTCTTGGTGTGGCATCTAAAGCCTTGGTGCATCAAAACATTGGTAATAACGAGCTTTTCAATATTACTGATGCAACAAAAGACACTTGGTTAGAACCAGCCTTATCCTCTAATGTTTTAAATATAGACTGCTTTTCAGATTTACAAACCTTAGAAAACAAAGGTTTTGTTTTCGGAATCAATTACACGGGGCTGGCTGGAGTAAGAATAAATAACGACCACGTTTGTGCGCCTATAAAAATGGATGCCGACAAAGTAATTAACGAACACACAGTGGCGTACGGCAGAACCATGAACAAGGCGGTTAGAAAACTTAGAACGGCTTATTTACCAAAAATAAAAACCGACTGGTTTGTGGATAAAGCTACAGGAGCTTTGTCGCCAGCAACAATAGTTGCTTTAGAAGATATAGGCAACAAGGTTTTTGCTCAAATGATTAAAGAGGGGAACATTTCATACGGCAAAACCATTGTTGATAAAAATTCTGACTTATTGGTTCAAAAAACTTTATTCGTGTCGTTTGTCATTGTTCCAAAAGGAACAATAGGAGAAATTCAAGGAACTATTAACCTTAAAACACAAGTGTAATGGCTGATTTAATTAGAAATTCAAAGGCGTATGATAGCGCCGACGTCAAAGTTCAAATTAACGGTGTGCCTATCGAGGTGAAAAGCATTTCATACGGTAACGAACAGGAGCATCAATTAAACCATTCTTTAGGCGCTAAAGCTACTTCTTGGAGTATGGGTAAAATCACGCCGTCAGCTTCGATAACTTTAGCTATGCACGATGCCGTCCCACTAGAGGTAGCATCGCAAGGAAATAGCTTGTTGAACATTAAACCATTTACTATTACAGTTGAATTTATAAACGAATACAATTTAATAGTTGTCGATAAAGTGGTCGCTAAATTCAAAAATGAAGGACGTGAAGTTACAGGCGATATGGGATTAGAAAAACAGTACGAGCTTTTTGCCCTTGATGTAGTTTTAAACATCGCATCATAAATTATTAACCTTTTAAAATCAAAAAAAAATGTCACATACAGATAACCAAGTTAACACTCAAAAAGTAACAGACGAAATTATTAATAATTTAAAAGCTACTCACGGGCAAGATTTACGCAAATTGTCATTACCTACTAATGACGAAGAAACTGAATTCTTAGAAGTAATGGCAATAGTGCCTAAACGTAAAATTATTGGGCAGTATCAAAAATACGAGCGAATAGATCCTTTAAAGGCTCAGGAAATTGTAGTTAAAAACTGTGTTTTGACGGATAAGGAAAGAGTTTTAGCAGACGATGGACTGTTTTACAGTGCCTTCACCGCCTTAACAGAACTAATGCCTATTAGACAGGGAAAGTCGGAAAGAGCCTAGAAGAATTAAGCTTAAACTATAAAGATGATGGGGATTTGTATTTCAAAGTGGACGCAATGATAAGTCACTTTTTACACATCCCTTTCCCCGAAGAGTTAGACGATGAAACTTGGGCGAGCAAATGGGCGCAAGTGCGCTGGTTGTCAGAAAAAGGAATATTAGGAATTTCTAAAATGTCAGGTAATGGATGATGGAGCTTCAATACTTATAAATCTTGCCATGCGATATGCTACCGCTTTTGGGGTAGCCTTCCAAAGTAAGGCAGTAGTTGTTAAAGAAGATAACAAGTACAAGGTTGAATATTACGATAATCAGTCTGAAACACAAGAAGAGGTTACATTTAAGTTTGATGGGAATAAAATGGTATTTGGGGCTATGTTGCTTGATGATACTGGAATTTTTGCCCCGCCTCTTATGATGAATTTCTCAAAAGAGAAAAGGCTTATTGAAACTGAAGTTAGTGGTTCTGATAATATGGTAGTAGAGCGTTGGGGAACATCGAACTGGGTAATAAATATCACAGGGATTTTAATTGATATTGAAAATAGAGCTTATCCGCAAGAAAAGATAGAAGAACTGGTAAAGTTATTTGATTATAACAATATCGTAAAAGTTTCGGGAAATCAATTTTTAGACAAGAACATTGATAGTATCTATTTCCAAGCTGTTCATATTGAACCTCTGGACGGTTTTGTAGATACAGTACGATTTAATTTATCAGCTCGCAGTATAAAAGAAGTAAGTTACTCCTTATCGAACCCAAATGAATAGCCATTATTACAATATCGATATAAAAATTACTATCGGTGGAAAACTTGTTATCACACAGGTCAAAAGCATAGAAATTGAAAAAAGCCTTGATAAGTTTTCAGACACAGCAAAAATTGAACTCCCAAGGGAGTTTGGAAATCTAAAAGTAAACGGTACAACTGATTCAATAGCCTACAAAAGTATTTTCGAGCTTATAAACAAAGGTGATACAGTTATAATTGAAGCGGGTTACAATGGAGAGCTTGTCAAAGAGTTTCAAGGCTATATATCTAACATAGGCGCTGATATTCCCTTGATTTTAGAGTGCGAGGATGAAATGTATAAGCTTAAAAAACTGCCTAAAAAAAGCAAGACTTTTAGTAGTTGCAAGCTTACAGATGTTGTAAGCTTTTTGCTTCCTAATTACCAAAGCGAGGTAATAGATATGGACTTGGGTAAGTTTATGATAGACAATGCCACGCCTTTTGATGTGTTTGAAAAATTAAAGAAGGATTGTCGTTTATGGTTTTACTTCAAAGGCAATAAGCTGATTGTAAGTTTACTTATTGATTTGAAACCACATCAAAATCACAAGTATGTTTTTGGGAAAAACATTAGAAAATCTACCGATTTGAAATTTGAAACTAACGAAGCACGAAAGCTTTTGATAAAGGTTAGTTCGCCTAAAAAAGGGAAAGAGAAAACCTTTTTTGAATACGGAGAAAAGGGAGGGGATGAAGTCTGTATTAATGCTCCTTTAAATATGGCTCAAAAAGCCATTGAACAACTGGCAAAAAACGAACACAAGCATCGTACACGTAGTGGGTATAGTGGTACAATTGACGGCTGGGCATTCCCACTAGTGCAACATGGTGATAGTGTTGATTTGAAAGACCCGAACTATCCTGACCAGCATCGAGACGGCAGGTATTTGGTAGAGAGTGTTAAAATATTGTTGAACGAAACGGACGGATTTAAAAGGCAAAGTAAGTTGTCTTACAAACTAAGTATATGAAAACAAAAATAATAGTATTGGTAATGTTGGGATTGTTGTTTTCTTGCAAAACGGCAAAGCCAATTGAACAGGAGCAAAACCAAAAGACAATCGAAACCATAGTTAAAGACACCGTAATTGAAGTGCAGGCTGATAGTACATTTTATAAAGCACTTATCGAGTGCCAAAACAATAAACCTGTTTTGATAGAAAAAGATTTAGCCAATGTTAAACCAATTTTTAAAGAACCTTTAAAGATTAGGACAAAACTCGTAAACGGTATGCTTACCGTGGATTGTAAAAAGGAAGCGCAAAAGCTTTTTTTACAATGGAAAGAAAAGCATATCAGTGAGACGAAAATTAAAACAGTGGTACTACCTCCCAAGTTAATAAAAAAACCACTCACTTGGTGGGAAACGTTGTGGTGTAGTTTGGGTAAGTTTTTTACAAGTGTTTTTTGTCTGTGGCTCATTTATAAAATTGTAAAACTATGGAAGCGTTTAGCCTTGCCGTTGCCTTAGAAGTTTCTAAATATTTAAAAGCGGTCACATCAATAGGCACGGTTGAAAGTGTGAAAGAAAATACTTGCACGGTAAAACGTGAAGGAAGAGCTGATTTAGTAGATGTTCGCCTAAGCGCCTTGGAGCAAAAAGCGAAAAGTTTTATACAGATAGTCCCAAAAGTAAGCAGTCAAGTAATTGTGCTGGAAATTGAAAACCAGCCCAGCGAGACGTTGATAGTTGGATATAGCGAAATAGAACGTGTTGAAATGAAAGTAGGTTCTATTTTACTACAAATTAAAAACGATAAGGTCGAAGTTTCAGATGGTCAAAATAGCTTAGGAAGTCTAATTGATGATTTACTTATAACTATAAACGATTTAAAAATTACAACTCCAAATGGTATCGGAACTGTGTCACCAGATTCAAAATTACTTATTGAAGAATTGAAAGAAAAGTTTAAAAATTTACTCAAATGAATAAGGATTTTGAATTAGACCAAGATGGGGATTTATTATTTGTAAATGGCGACATCTCACCAGCACCATCAGACCAACAACACATAGAGCATATTTTGGAAGCTGTGAAAGGCGAGTATAAACAATATCCAACGGTTGGTTTTGGCATAGTGAATTATTTAAAAACAAATGTCTCGGAGGCTGAGTTTAAAAGAGATTTAAAAATTCAGTTAGAGCAAGATAATTATAAGAATTGCAGAATTGACCTTACTAATGGTCAATTAAAAATTGATGTATGAAAACGATTAATTATATCCTAGATGGATTTGGTTTTGTGGATTTTAAAGATTTTTTAAAGAGTACCTTCGGGCATACGATGGATAAAAAAATAATCCTTTTGGATAGCTTACTAGCGTTTGTATTTTGTTCAGTAAACACTTTGTTTGGTTTTAATGTCGCTTTTTTCACGGCTTACGTTGTTTTACTCGTTTTTGAGTGGTTCACAGGGGTTAAAGCCTCCTTTAGAAAAGGTGAAAATCATTCAAGTCGGAAATTTGGGCGAATGCTGTTGAAAATAGCAACCTATTTAGTCCCGATTTACATCTTGAACCAATTTTCAAAAAACTCACAATTTCCAAGTGTAATGGGGTATGAAGTTGACCCTTTTATGTGGTTGTACTGGGTGTTTCTCTTGGGTATGATTTGGCAGTTGCTAATATCGTTATTGGAGAACTTGAATAATTTAGGCTATAAATACGCATCGATACTAATTAAAATCATCAATAAACAGTTTTATAAAAAATTCGAATTAGATGGAGAGCAAAGCAATAGTTTTAAGTAATCAATCCTTATTCGATGTAGCGATACAGCATACAGGCAATGTGAAAACTCTTTTTGATTTGGCTTTGCATAACAATCTTTCTATTACTCAGGAGTTAAAACCGTCAAATGAGCTAGTCGTAAAAACGGTTAATGCAAGTAAAGAAGTATCGAACTATTTAAGGACAACAAACGAGCAACCCGCTACTGCCTTAACTCAAACCCAAATCGAAGTATTACAACCCCAAGGCATCGGCTATATGATAATAGCTAATGATTTTATAGTAAGATAGAAATGGAACGCACAATTGAAGAAATACAGGGGACTATACTAGCAAATATTGCCAATCATCCCGACCTAAAAGATTTGAATAGCACGAGTAAAGTGGCTATTTACAGACTCTTTGCGTATATAGTAGCATTTTCCATATGGAGTTTAGAGCAATTATTTAGCATACACAAAAACCAAATCGATACGGCGATTTATGAATATAAACCTGGTACTCCACGCTGGTATCGAAATATGGCTTTAGCCTTTCAATTTGGGTTTGATTTGTTGCCCGATGACGACCAGTTTGATAACACAAACGCCACGGCGGAACAAATTGAAGCTTCTAAAATAGTGAAGTATTGTTCTGTGAAAGAAGGCTTAGAAAGTAGCAAAGTAATTTTGAAAGTAGCAGGTGAGCAAGGCGATAATTTACGCAAGCTTACTAACGACGAAATTACAAGTTTCACGGCATACATGAAGGAGGTGAGCTATGCGGGGGTGAAATTGCTAATTATCAACAATCCAGCGGATAAATTACTATTGAAAATGGATGTATATATCGACCCGCTTCTTATTGATGGCAACGGAACAAACATTCGTACTGGTGCAAAAACCGTTGAAAAGGCGTTGGGGAATTACCTAAAAAACTTACCCTTTGATGGGGAATTGGTTGTTAATGATTTGATTGCAACACTTAGAAAGGTTGAAGGGGTTGTAAATGTAAACATAACCACAATTCAAAGTAGTTATATGGATTTGACTACCAATGTTTATAAGCCATTTACCGCTATAAATGTTAAAACAATTCCATTGGCGGGGTACTTTATAATAGATAATCAAAGCATGTTTACTTATGTGGTTTGAGGTCGATTTTAAGAAACTAACGGTTTTGTTATTGCCTATAGCATTACGAAAAAGTAAAACCATTGCCTTTTTGCATTGCTTAATCAGACCAATAGACGACGTTTTTTACCAATGGAAGCAAAAAAGGGATGA